CTATAGTCGTGCCCTGCGTTAACGGAGCGATGGATTACATATCACCGGCTGCACAAACTGTTTCCATTTGCTATAGTGCCTGTAAGTTGGGTTACGCATTATATAAGTACTATAATAGGCATGCTATTGCCGCCAAGAAGTATATTTCGGAGGCTAACTCTGAAGTGACAGAAGTAATAAGAGAGGTGGAACTGACGTCAGAAAGTAACATTGACGACGTAACTGAATCTGTTAGCGCTACTGCGATCGAGACTTTAGATGACACTGTTAAAGCACGTCGCGTAGTGCGCAAACGTCAGAAAGCACCTTTCCGTGCTTATTTGGTAAAGATTGGCAAGGCCAAGTTTGGATGTCCTAGAAGGAATGAAGCTAACTTGATGTGCGTGAGAAAGTTTTTGTATGATGCTTGCGTGTCACATGGTGTTTTGGCACGACACATCAATGAAAACTTGGATTTCGCTGTCGAGATGGTCTTTATACCAACCAAGTCTGATATGATTAGAATGGCCATGCGTAAGACCGCTGCAGTATCCGATTGTACCAAGGTCGCTGCTCTATTGGGCAGTGATGTTGGTGACAATTGATGGGGCCCACAGAGAGGGGTTGGGATAGATACTACTCCAGGTGTCTATCCGGGCATCCAACCCTATCGCTCTGGGGTGAAGAAGTGTCGCAAATACTTAACAATGGGTCAGTACATTTGCGACCATATGGTGACGACCCATAACAACTCGCTTGACAACCTGATTCGCGGGGTTGGAGAGAGAGTTTTATACACGGATAGAGCTTGTACACCATGCGTCAAACCTAAGCCAGGCATATTCGTGAATAGGTGTGCGTCTTACATGCGAACAGTTGCTAGCTACATCGGCCGACAATCCCCTGTGAGTAGACAAGAATTTGTCAACTACTACAAGGGACCGCGTCGTGCTTTGTATCAGGTAGCAGCTGACGGTTTGGTGTCAAAGCCAATCCGGCCCCGGGACGCATACCTCAGCACGTTCATTAAAGCAGAAAAAGTCAATCTTAGCGTTAAACCTGACCCCGCGCCTAGAGTAATCCAGCCGCGGAAGCCAAGGTTTAATGTTGAGCTTGGCAAATATCTTTTGCCACTTGAACATAAAGTATATGATGCGATCGATAAATTGTTTAAATCGCCCACCGTTATGAGCAAATATAATTCATTTGAACAGGCTGCTATTCTCAAAGCTAAATGGGATAAGTTTAAGGATCCGGTTTGTGTTGGTATGGATGCCTCGCGATTCGATCAACACGTCAGTCGACAAGCTTTAATGTTTGAACACTGGTTTTATAAAACAGTATTTGGTAGAGATAAGTTTTTATCAATGCTGCTAAAATGGCAAATCACTAATATCGGTTATGCTGTAGCTGCTGATGGGTGGTTTAAATATACTAAAGTCGGATCTCGTATGTCTGGTGACATGAACACATCTTTGGGAAATAAGTTCCTGATGTGTCTCATGGCATTTGCTTTTGTGAGTAGTAAACCTGTGGAGATTGAATTTGTTAATAATGGTGATGATTGCTTGTTGATCCTGGAAAAGAAACATCTTAAAACCCTAAACAACTTAGAGCATTATTTCAAAAAGTTTGGGTTTAAGATAGTTCGAGAGGCGCCAGTTTACGAATTTGAGCATATTGAATTCTGCCAGTGCAAACCCATATATTGCAATGGTATTTATCGGATGATACGTAATGTTAAAACATGTTTGCTCAAAGACGTTACTAGTGTTAACCTCGGACATGATGTTGAAGCGTTTCAGCGGTGGTTGAATGATGTTGCAAATTGCGGGTTATCCTTTGCTGCAGACATACCAGTCCTCGGCTCTTATTATAGGATGTTACAAAGGTTTGGACGTAAGGGAAAACTTTTACGTTCTCGGGGACTGTTTGATTGTTACGGTACTTTGAGTCGTAATGCACACATTGATTTTGACCAACCTGATGACGCGGGACGTTATTCTTTCTGGAAGCAGACAGGCATTAGTCCGGACGCTCAGTTGGAGCTCGAAAAATATTTTGATAACAGCGTCTGGGGCGGCGATAAACGCCAATTTATCGAAAATTACCATACTTTAATTGTTCATGGCTCGTAAACGTGCAAGAAAACAAAATGATGCTCCTAACCCTATGCAACTTGTTAGTCGAGGAATACGTCCTGCCCGGTTTAACATTCGTGGTTCAATATCTGATACTACAGTGTTGTCCGGTAATAGACGAGTGAATCACTCGGTTGTTGGGGGACAAGCCGTGTTTTCCATATCTCTTGATTTGGATTGGGCTAACCGCAACACTGATCCACTGGCTGATGTCGGTGCACACTATAGAACTTACAAATACATGCCCGGATGTGTGTATAATCATTCCCCTGCTGTCTCTCTGACAGCTACGGGGTCCACAATTATCGGATATATTGATAACCCTGAACAATACAATCGCTGGATGGCATTGGTCAATGTCAACGAGCGTATTGAATTTGTATCTCAGCTGGCTAACAGCAAAGCATACCCAGTGTGGCAACAATTCACATTCGCTGTACCATCTTACACGCGAAGAAAATCGTTTGATGTTAATGCAAATGGTGCTGGTACTGGGGTTCAGGATTTAGAACATACATGGCAAGGGGCAATACTCATAGCATACACCGGTGTTACGCCAGCGGACGGAGTTGTGTGTAGGTCATTTCTACACCAAAAGTTATGGCTTTCAGGCCTTGGGAGCGTTGTTTTGACTTAATGAGACGGGGAAAGATCGAACCATTGTAGAACAGAATGGCCTTTGAGTTAGGGGGCAACCTGGCGTGTTTGGCGGCACCTCCTGTCATATGCGCACATGCAGTGATGGCCAGGGAACCTCAAAGGAGAATGGAGTACGATGGTCGAGGTCTGAGCTAGATATGGGCTGAGAGGCTCATTGAGTGCGCATCAGATCGAAGATGCCTTAAAACATGCCAGCT